GCAAGAAACTTGAAAGTGAAAAACTAAATGGCAAAATTATTGTTTCAATAGGCTTGGCTGAAAAGCTTGAAAAGAAAATAGAAGATTACTATAAGAATGAAGAAACAGCTCTAAAACTAAAAGACTTGAACGATAAGAAATCAACTCTACTGGAAGAGAAAACAAAACTATCAAAGAAGCTCACTGAGTGCGAAGCGAGCATTCTAAAACTACATCGTGAATATGGTTCATTAGAACAGAAATATAAGGATCTACAAGATTCAAAAACAGAACTGCTGAAATTACGCGATGAATATGCTGCTATTGCTATGTTTGAAAAGGCGATGCACAGCAACGGAATTAGCTATGATGTTATTCGCAAAAAACTTCCAGTAATCAACGAGGAGATTGCTAAAATTCTTTCTAACATCGTGAACTTTGAAATCTTTTTTGAAGATGATGGTAAGAAACTTGACATTCTGATTAAGCATCCAAAATACGATGCTCGCCCACTTGAACTTTGCTCTGGTGCCGAAAAGAGCCTTGCTGCCATGGCTATTCGTCTTGCCTTAACAAAAATAACATCACTTCCTATTAGTGATATATTTATATTAGATGAACCGGCAACTGCCCTTGACGAAGAAAATATGGAAGGATTTATGCGTATAATTGATATGTTGAAGTCTCACTTTAAAACAATCATACTCATTTCGCATCTTCCAGAACTCAAAGATGTTGCCGATCTACAAATAACTATTGATAATATTGATGGTTATGCGCATGTGGAGGCTTGAATGGATATGGCAAAATATAAGCAACAAGTTTTAGATAAAATAGTTGGAAAGATGGTAAGTAGAAAACTCCTTGTATGGCTGGTTGCTACTGCTGGTGTTCCATTTGGGTTTATAACTGGCGATGCTTGGGTTCAAATAAGTATGGTTTACATTGGAACCCAGGCGGTTGCTAATTTCGCAATCGATTATGCGAGAGCAAAATCAGGGCAATCGCCAACAAATAATCCAGAAGGTTTATAGTAAGATAGAGCGCCTTGCCTTCGCGGTATTGGCGCTCATTTTATTTATAACTTTAATTCTGGAAATATTCTCGGGGAGAGATGAATGAAAAAAGTATTTGAAACAATTAAAAAATATTGGTATTTATTCGCTATTTTATCTTTAACTATTTTGGTATTAGTTGTAGGATTTGTAGAAAATTCAAAATTAGCTACTCTTGTTAGAACTCTAAAAGATACAGCAGAAAATTATAGGAATAGAGTTGAAACAATAGATACACTATCAAACAAGAAAACAAAAAAAGATAAACAAGCTACTAAAACTTATCAAGAAAAAGCAAAAGAAATAGAAGAAAAACGCCAAGAAGAATTAAAAAAAGCTAATGCTAAAAAATTAGAATTAGTAGAAGAATTAAAAGATAAATCAGCAGAAGAATTAGCAGCAAAACTAAAAAACGAGTTTAAACTATGAAAATTTTAATATTTTTAATAACTTTATTGTTTACTCAAACCTCTTTCGCACAAACTGCTATTGAAAAAGGTGATCCGGCACCAGAAACCGGCGTATTCCTAACAAAAGAACAGGCAGCAAAAATATTAGCGGATAGAGAAACCGCAGAAAAAATTTGTAAAATCAATCAAGATGCTGCCGTAGCAGTAGAAAAAAACAAATGTGAATATGATAAAAGTTTATTAAAAAATGAACTTAATTATGAAAAAACCAAATATGAGCAGATAAGTAAGTTAAGAGATGTTCAAGAAGAAAGATTATACGACTCAGTTGCTGATAGTGGTGATAATCTATATTGGTTTGTTGGCGGAATCACTATTGGCGCAACAGCCGCAGCAGCGACCGCCGTGGGAATAGTTATTATAATAAATCAGGTAAATCCATGACAGATTGGGATAAAATTGCCGCAGTAGAAAGAGCCGTAAAGGAAAAATACGGTGAAAACGCTATTCATAATCCAAAAGCAAATTGGAATCAAGAAAAAGAAGCAGACTACATAGAGCAAGTAAAAGAACAAGCAAAAATAATTTCAGAAAAATCTCAAAACCAAGAAACAATCGAGGAAAACGGGTTTTTAGTAAAGAAAAAACTATTTACTACGAAAACCAGCAGGGTTTGTCCTGTGAAAGATTGTAAGCGTTATTCTTTTAGTTTAAAAGATGATGTTTATATGAATAAGTTTGATTGTTGTTATGAGTGTTATATAAAATTTGTCGAAGGACGAGAAAAGCTTTGGCAAGAAAGAAAGAAGGTGATGACAGATGGTAGTAAGTAAACTTGAAGAAGTATTAAAAGTATTAGAAGGCTGTAAAGCCGACGCTGTAAAAGTTGATAAGGGAAACCGATCAGCTGCTACTCGTCTACGCAAAGATGCCGCTGCGGTTGCGAAACTGTTGAAGGAACTTCGCGTTGCTGCTCTTGATACTGTTAAAGAAGCAAAAAAAGAAGAGTGATTAAACCACAAGGAGACGGTGATAATGGCTGAATTAATGGATGTAATAAAGGGAATTTCCCAAGTAATGGCTCAAACCTATGATGGTGCGCGCGATGAAAAAGGCGAACCAATAAAAGCAGGTTTGCGCCGTGAAGACGTTCCAGCACTTACAAGCTGTGATTGCCGTCTCCTTGATGGTTTTCGGGCGCGCGTAACGCATCATGCCAGTAAAGATGGTTCATTTCCTTGTTTGATTGTTAGTTATCACTCAGAATTAAAGCTTGAAGAAGCACATAGTCCAAAACTTGGCGAAGATGTTGAAGAGCATATTGCCGAAGCACTTAAATATCTTAAAAAAGAATTCAAAAAAGTAACCGGCAAAGAATTGTCGGTTGAAAAATATGGCGATGTTAAAATGCTTGTTGAAGAAACATCAAGAATAAGAGTTTTCGTTACGGCACAATGTCATTATAAGATCAAAAATGTTGATATGCCAAAATTAGAAGATCCAAAAGATGTTGAAAGAAGTCAACAATTACAGAAATGGTTAGCTTTGGGTGGTTTAAAAAAATGAGAATAACTAAATCACGATTATTAGAAATTATTCGTGAAGAAGTTGAGCTTCACGAAAATAAATTACAAGAAAATACTTTTATTTTTGAAGAAACTGATTTAACAGCAGATAAAAATGGTGACGGAGAAATCTCCGATAGAGAGGGTGGAGAAGCCATAAATAAAGAAATAAAAGCTGACGAAGCGGCCGGAAACATAAAAGAAGCAGATGTAGAAGAAGATCGCTTGTTTGGTCCAAAAGACAGAAAAGGCAATAGAAGAATAGTTGCCGAACCAAATGGTAGAGATAGATTAGAAATCAAAATAAGATGATATATGAGCTATGTGCTTACAAAAGATCAAGTCAAAGAAGAAATAAAAAAGTGTGGTCGTGATCCGACATACTTTATTAACAACTTTTGTAAGATTGCTCATCCAGAAAAAGGCTTAATTCCTTTCAGTTTGTATGGATATCAAAGTCAAACCATAAAAGACTTTGAAGATTTTCGTTTTAATATAGTTTTAAAAGCCCGCCAGCTTGGTTTATCAACCGCTGTTGCGGGTTATATTGCTTGGATGTTGCTCTTTCGTCGTCAAAAGAGCGTTCTTGTGGTCGCAACCAAACTTGATGTTGCTGCCAACCTTGTTAAAAAAGTTAAAAAGATGATCAAGAATGTTCCTGATTGGATGCGCATTGCTGAAATTCACATTGACAATAGAAATAGTTTCGAATTGAATAACGGCTCATGGATTAAGGCTTCTTCAACAAGTGAAAGCGCCGGTCGTTCAGAAGCTCTTAGTTTACTTGTAATTGACGAAGCCGCGTTCGTTGATGGCATGGAAGAACTTTGGAAGAGTATATTCCCAACTCTATCAACAGGTGGTCGTTGTATTGCTATTTCAACTCCAAATGGTGTCGGTAATTGGTTTCATGAAACATATACAAATGCTGAAAACGCAATGAATGACTTTCATGCTATTAAATTAAATTGGGATGCACACCCGGATCGTGATCGCGATTGGTTTGAAGCAGCAACCCGGAACATGAATAGGCGCGATATATCGCAAGAATACGAATGCTCTTTTAATGCATCCGGTGAAGGAGTTATAAACTCTCAGGATTTACAAGATATTAGAACAAATGTTTTAGAACCAAAATATCGAACGGGATTTGATCGTAATTATTGGATATGGGAAGAAGCAAGACCAGAATTTAGTTATTTAATGGTTGCCGACGTGGCCCGTGGTGATGGAAAAGATTATTCTGCTTTTCATGTTATTAAATTAGAAACAATGGAACAAGTTGCTGAATATCAAGGAAAATTAGCACCAGATATATATGCGGACATGTTGTTGCAAACTGGCAAAGAATATAATAAAGCTTTGCTAGTTGTGGAAAATAACAATATAGGCTATAATGTTCTTGAAAAATTAATTGAAAGACAATATCCAAATCTCTATTATTCAGTTAAATCAACCCATGAGTTTGTAGAACAAATTCAAGCTGAAAATATGACAAACAGCGTTCCAGGATTTACAACAACTTTAAAAACTCGTCCTCTTATTGTATCAAAATTAGAAGAATTTATTAGAAATAAAATAATTAAGATATATTCAAATCGTTTAGTTGAAGAATTATCAACTTTCATTTGGAACAATGGACGTCCAGACGCAATGAAAAACAGAAACGACGATCTAACTATGTCTATGGCAATTGCTTGTTGGGTAAGAGATACAGCTTTATCAACTTCTCAACGAGATGTTGAGTATACAAAGGCGATGTTTAATGCTATAACTATGGCGAACACAAGAGTACAAACTAAAATTCCAGGTCAGATTGGTTACAATAAAAATTATTCACTTGATGAAAAACGCGTTAATATAAAAGAGCTTAAAGAATTTTATAATATGTACAATTGGCTTTATAAGGGATGAATAGATGCCAGAAAACAATAAACCAGTAAATAAAAACGATTATAGGAATATGATTCCTTCTAAAAGAGGAAATATTAATCAAGATCGTAGTCCATATAATCCGGACAATTCTCTCTTTAAGAGATTAACAAAATTATTCTCTGGTCCAATTGTTAATCGTCGTCAACAAAACTATAAAAGCGAAAGACGCCGTAGATTAGATAAATATAAATTTCAGTCTGCACAAGGTCAGCAGTTTAAAAAATCTTCATACAATCCATTTGATTTCGTACAATCACAAAGCATGGCTAACCAAAACCGTGCTGAGAGATATGTCGACTTTGAACAAATGGAATATACGCCAGAAATCGCATCGGCACTTGACATATATGCCGATGAAATGACTACAAGTAATGAATTACAAAAAGTTCTTTCAATTGATTGTCCAAACGAAGAAATTAAAAACGTTCTTAATGGTCTTTACTATGAGATTTTAAATATTGAATTCAATCTTTTCGGTTGGTGTCGAACAATGTGTAAGTTTGGTGACTTCTTTCTTTATCTTGATATCGACGATAAAGATGGAATTAAAAATGCTATTGGTATTCCCCCGTATGAAATTGAACGTATTGAAGGTGAAGATGAAAAAAACCCTAACTATGTTCAATTCCAATGGAATAGTGGTGGCATGACTTTTGAAAATTGGCAAATGGGTCACTTCCGAATTCTTGGAAATGACAAATATGCTCCATATGGAACTTCAACACTTGAAGCTGCACGTCGTATCTGGCGTCAATTAACTCTATTAGAAGATGCCATGATGGCTTATCGTATTGTTCGCTCTGCTGAACGCCGTGTTTTCTATGTTGATGTCGGAAACGTTGCACCAAACGATGTTGAGCAATTCATGCAAAAAGCCATGACTGCATTAAAACGCAACCAAGTTGTTGATGAAAAGACAGGTCGCGTTGATTTACGTTATAATCCTCTTTCAATTGAGGAAGATTACTTTATTCCAGTTCGTGGTCAACAATCAACAAAGATTGAAAGTCTTGCTGGCGGTCAATATACTGGCGATATTGATGACGTTAAATACCTAAGAGATAAACTTTTCTCTGCCATTAAAATTCCACAAAGCTACCTTGCGCGTGGCGAAGGTGGAGAAGAAGATAAAACAACTCTCGCACAAAAAGATATTCGTTTTTCAAGAACAATTCAGCGCCTTCAAAGATCAGTTATCAGCGAACTAGAAAAGATTGGCATTATTCACCTTTTCGTTCTTGGATATAGAAATGAAGATTTAATTAAGTTTAAATTAAAATTAAACAATCCAAGCAAGATAGCAGAGTTACAAGAACTTGAAACTTGGAAAACAAAATTTGAAGTAGCGAGCGGAGCAACAGAGGGATATTTCAGCAAACGTTGGGTTGCAAAGAAAATCTTTGGTATGTCTGATGAAGAATTCTTACGCAATCAACGTGAAATGTTCTTTGACTTTAAATTTAAAGCAGCAGTTGAAAAAGCCGGTACAGAACAAGAAGCTGCGGCAGGAGATTCCGATACAGGATTAGGTGGTGCAGCACCAATGGGTGGAGCAACCGGTGGTGATACTGGTGCTGGTCTAGATTTAGGTGCCTTGACAGCTGAACCAGAAGCTGGTGGTGGTGCCGCAGATACAGCAACTCCAACTCCCGGTGGAGAAACACCATCACCGGCCGGTGAAACCGGTGCAGCCGGTCCAGCAAGTGGTGAAAAACCAAGTCCATTATTGGCGGCTCCTGGAAAACGCGATGACAGATTAACTTCAACTCCCGCTTCAAGAGACAAAATGTATCTTCCAGTTAAATATCGAGGAGGAGATCGTCGACCACAAGGTGCAAGAACAAGAAACTATCAATCTAAATTTAATAAAGAACTTGGTGGCGGCTCTATGAGAAATGTGTTGGGTTCCGGAGTACAAGATTTATTTGGTCTAAGTAATGGTATTTATGAAGACTATGAAAATAGTTATAGTAAAGAAATGATTAGTGAATCAAAAGAAGATATAAATAACAATCCAGTGGAAAAACAAATCATGGATAATAATAATAGTTTAAAAAAATTATTAAGTTCTTTGGAGAAAAAAAATGCAGCAAGGAAAGAAAATAATGAAGAGTAAACACAACAAAAAAAGAAACACTGCTTTCCTATACGAAATTATAGTTCGCGACATAACAAACTGCATTTTAGAAAAAAATGACAATTCAAAAAAATATCTAATCAGTGTTTGTAAAACATTTTTTTCTAAAAATTCTATATTAAAAAAAGAACTAGAACTTTATAGCGCAGTTAATGAAGCTTATGAATTACCATCAAATTTAGCTGAAAAATTATTAAATGAAGCAAAATATCGTTATGAATTGCTTGATAAAAACAAGATATTTAACGAGCAAACAAGATTAATAAATGTTCTTAATAAATTTAATAGCGGTAAGATATTTAATACTTTTGTTCCAGATTATAAAAATTTAGCCACAATATCTCAAATTTTTAATAATACCGTAACAATTAAAGAAAAAGTATTATTAGAAAATTCTATTTTATCAAAAATGATATCATCTCCGGAAAATGCTGAAAAAGAAAAGCTAGAAACTATTGATGCTTTAACTTATAAATTATTTATTAAAAAATTTAATGAACAATATGAAACCAACCTTCTTTCAGAACAAAAAGAATTATTAACAAAATATGTAATGAGTTTTGCAGATAATGGAGTAGAGTTCAAGTTATTTTTAAATGAAGAAATAGGCAGATTAAAAAACTGTTTAAATGATTCGTTAAAATCAGAAGAAATATTAAACAATAAGTTCTTAAATGAAAAAACCGGGCTAGTGTTGAAAAAAATAGATGATTATAATAAAAAATCTGCTGATCAACAAATGGTTCAAGAAATTTTAAAAATACAAAGTTTGGTTAAAGAATTAAATTCTGAGGAAACAACCAAAAATGGCTGATATCAATATAAAAATAACAGACGAAGATCCTCAACCAGATCAAGCCTCTCCGCAACAAGAAGAGCAGCCAGAAGAAAAGAAGCAAATCTTTACAATAAAATTAAAAGTAAGAAGAACTCTGGATGGAAATTTTATTGTATCAGATCATCCAGATATCGACATTGTTGTGATGCCAGAAAAAATGAAAGTTATTGCTTTCTCTCGTGACAATTTTGATGATCACATTTATCAAACGCAAGATCGATTAATGAAATATCTTGTTAAAAAAGGTGTTATAATGCCGGATAGCATTGCTGGCAGTAATGTGTATGGTTCTATGGAATGTAAAATAATAAAACCAGCACAAGAAATGCCAATCGACGATTTAATGTTGATGTTGTTATCAAAATGGATTGATAGTGAAAAACCGTCTTTCATTTATCAGAAAGCAATCGATGATGTTTATACTAATAGAATTACAGAACCAGACGATAAAGATAGTACAGAACTTGGAGATGTTCCAGCTGCACAAGAAAAAGGTTCAGTTCCAATTCATCAAGTTCGTCGTTATGCTTATGGTTTGTGATGGATAAAATATTTATTTTTATTTTAAGTTGTACTGGTTTAACACAAATACTGTGTTATGCCAGTATATTTAATTTTATAAGACCAAAGACCGGATCGCTTGGTGAACTATTCAGTTGCAGTATGTGTCTTGGTTTTCATATTGGTTATTTAATGTTTATAATTTTTTGGTATGCTGGCGTTCATTTATTTCCACATTTTTATATTGGAACATTCGTGTATGCACTTATTTCTTCATTTTGTAGTTATATTTTAGATAAAAGTTTTAGTGATGAAGGAATTGTTCTAAATTTAAAGAACAAACGCTAATTAGAGAATATTTATAGAGTATACGAGGTATATATGAACTTATTAGATCAAAATATTCGTAAGTGGTTTCTTCCACAAACCAATTCAAGACGTTGCTGCAAAGGTAGTTGTATCGTGCGGGTTGCGCCCGCAATAATTAACTTAAATAAAAAGGGATTTTAAAATGAAATTAACAAGACAACAGTTACAAAAAATAATTCAAGAAGAATTACAAGAAATGGTTGAAGAAGGTGAAGTTGGTAACCTAGAAGAACTTACCGGTAAAGGATTAATGCGGGGCTTGGGCGGAATATTTGGTGCTGGTGCTAAGGCAGCAGGTGGTATCGCAAGAGCTGGCGCTGAAAAAGCAGGTGGTATCGCAAGAGCTGGCGCTGAAAAAGCAGGTGAATTTGCCACCGCTGCAAAAGATACAGCTAAAAAAGCAGGTCAAGCTGTATCGGATCCGTTCTTGGCACAATCTATACCAGAAGATATTAAACAAATTGATAATCAAATTACAAATTTAGAGACACAAATTCAAAGTTTACAAACAAAAAAACAAGATTTAAATAATAAGCTCCAACAAGTTGATGCTAGAAAGGCTGGAAGGTCTCAGCCACCATCCGACGTCGTCACTACTAGATTCTCTGATGAATAAACTATTAAGCATATGAATAAATTTCTACTTCGTGAATATTTTGAGCTTTGTGATGGTGGTGTCTGTCAAGATTTATTGACAGAAGCCGATAAAGCTTTTGTAAGAAGCGGCGGAATGATGTTGACTGGTGTTATGCAGCGAGCAGATGCCAAAAACGGCAATGGTCGTGTATACCCAGAAAATATCCTACGCCGCGAAGTAGAAAACTATAAGAAACTCGTTGCAGAAAATCGTGCTCTCGGAGAGCTTGATCATCCAGATGAGAGTGTAATCAATTTAAAGAACGCTTCACATATTGTTACGGATATTTGGTGGAACGGAAAAGACGTAATGGGTAAAGTTAAAATATTAACAACCCCTTCTGGTCAAATTCTTAAATCACTTGTTGAAAATGGTGTTAAACTCGGCATATCAAGCCGTGGTCTTGGAAGCGTAAAAGAAAAAAGTGGATTAACATATGTTGAAGATGATTTTCAACTTATATGTTTTGACTTTGTAAGTGAGCCTTCAACTGGTGGTGCATTTATGGGACTCTCAGAGAGCAAAAAAGCGCCAAACATTTTCAATAAATCTGATAGAATCAATCGCCTGTTAAACGATATTATAGGAGCTTAATGATGAAATTAACAAAAGAAAAACTTCGTCAAATTATAAAAGAAGAATTAAGCGAATTAATGGCAGAAGAAAATTTAGAAGAAGTTGAAGACAAAAAAAGTGATAAAAAAAACAAAAAACCAACTTTTAAACCAAAAGAAAAAAAAATAGATCCATTTGATCCTTCAAGATATGAAGATGGCGAATATAGACTTGATTATGAAGAGTCAGACAGAGAAAAAGATTACGATTGATAGGTGATTGATGAAAAAAAGTGAATTAAAAGAATTAATTAAACCAATTGTAAAAGAATGTGTTCAAGAGAGCATTCAAGAAACGCTTCTTGAAAGTGGTCTTTTAGCTGCTGTTATAAAAGAAGTCATGAAAGGTGCCTTGCCTGTATTAACAGAAAATAGAACAGTATCTGTTCAACAACAACCAAAACAAACAAGAGCACCGCAAAACAATCAATTATTAGAACAATTAAAAAGAGAAAGAGAAGAAATGGCTAATGAATTTAAGAAACAAAGTTCAGAAGCTAATAAAGCTATGTCCATGAAGATTGGTGGCATCGATGTGTTTAAGGACACTAAACCTGCACCAGCATCAGTTCAAGAAAGTGTAGCTAATCCATTGGGTGGAGTATCGCCAAACGATCCCGGTGTTGATATAAGTAGAATATTTGGTAGAAAGAAATTTAACGTTATTTGACGTTATAAGAGGCAAAGATGAAAGTAAGTTTAGACGAAGTCGACGGAAATGTCGAAAAAATGATAAAGCGTTTTCTTAAAAAAACAAAGAAAATGAGAATTGTTGAAGAATGTTTTGATCGCAAATATTATGTGAAGCCATCACAAGAAGAGCATACAAAACGCAGACAAAAAGCAAGAGCATTAGAAAAAGAAAAAGCCGCAACTCCAAAAGAAGATTGAAAACTAAATATATACAGACAATTTAGTTTGTCAAAGGATTGTTGATGGCAAAAATCATCATCAAAGATGGAGAAATTTCTAGTTCTGCTGGGATTAATGTTCCCGGCAGTTTAACTATTTCTGGAAATGTAATTCTTGGTGATAATTTTACAGATACATTAACAGTAAACTCAACAACAACCTTTAATGATGAACTTGTTGTTAAAGATATTTTATCTGGAACAACGGCAAATTTTTCTACTGTTAATGTAGGAACTATTTCTGCTACAAACTTTGTTGGATTGCCACCATCTGCTGGTGGTGCCACAACTCCTGGCGGCACAGATACAGCAATACAATTTAATAAACAAAGCGCATTTAGTGGTTCAGCAAATTTAACCTACGATTATACAAGCAATATTTTAAGTGGAACAACTGGGCAGTTTACAACAATTACTAGTTCTAATTTATTTATTTCAAGTTCTGGTAATGTTACAATCGATGTATCAAATACATC